TGCATTTTGTTTTACTTTTTTATGCTTTGTAAATCTTTATTACAAGATTAAGCGTAAAAAATGCTATTGTCAAGTAAAGTGAGGTGAAAAGGTTTGAAGATTTATACATACGAGGGCAAGGCCAATATCTCCGGCGATAGAATCCACCAAGCCCGCACCGCACAGCGCCTCTCGCAAGACGCACTTGCCGCCAAACTCCAAGTGGCCGGTCTTGGCATAGGGCGCGAGGCGATCAGCCGCATAGAAACCGGCCTGCGATTTGTAACCGATTATGAACTTGTCATATTTGCCCGCGTTCTCGGCGTAACCATTGAATGGCTCACCGGCGATATGCAGGATTGAAAAAGGCTTGCACAAAAATGTGCTTGCCTTTATTTTTTTTGCCCTCCACCGCGCCGCGCCGGGCAGCACCACCCCGGCTTTCCCGTTCCTGCACCGCTCCGGCTCTCCCTCTCCTGCGCCGCCTCCGGCTCTCCCGTGCCTGCCACCAAGCCCGCGCCCCGGCCCTCATTTCTGCCCAATTTTATTTTTTTGACCCCCTTCTACTTTTTCCGCCCGGCCCAAGGGGAAGTGAAAAAACGCCCTCATACCTACCCAACTTTTGCGCTCTCGAACCCGCAAAGCTAAATGTACGCGCGCACAGTACCTACCGCGCACGGGCGGGCGCGGGTGCGTACAGGCGCGTTTAGTAATTACCGCGTGGGCGGTATAGTGCGCGGGCGTTTAGTAACTGCGCAGGCGGCGCAGGCGGGCGTTCTGCTGGTGATCGTCGGCGCGGCGGTGCTGGTCGCTGGCGTTCCGCCGGGGGGTGTGGTGTTTGGGTGTGGGCGGTGTGCTGGCTGGTGGTGTTGTGGGCTTGTGCTGGTGTGGCGGTGGTGTGGTGCTGGCTGGTGAGCTGCTGCCCGGTGCTGCTGGTGGTGGGCGGTCTGCTGGCTGGTGGTGTGGTGTGAATAGTGGGAAAAAGAAAAGCCCTTGCAGGCGGTGAGCTTGCAGGGGCTTTTGTGCTGATCTGTTTTATTTTTCTTCATCGGCGGCGGGCTGGTCGATGGGCAGGCCGTCGCGCTCCATGCGTTCGGCGCAGGCCTGCAAGATGTACCCTTGCAGACTTTGCCCGGCCAGCTTGGCCGCCTGCCTGATTTGTTCGCCGCGTTCTTTCAGCGGCCTAATGCTGATGTAATCGCATTTCTTGTTGTAATTATCGTTATTTTTTCGCTTATTCTCTGATACTGCCATCTGTTAGCCTCCTATTTTGGGGATAGTTTTATTATATATTATAAATCAAAAACACGCAACAGTGCAACTTGCACAAAGCACGCAACAGGATTTTGTGCAAAACGCAGAAAGCACGCAACAGGGCTTGACAAGCAACCCTGTTGCGTGCTACCATTCAGGCACAGCAAGCGACACGCAACAGGGTTGCAAGCTGAATACCCGGACAGGAGGAGAAAGGACACCATGAACGACACGACAGCAAAAGAGCTTGACCGGCTGGCCGATTGGCTCCGGGCGCAAGGCATGACACCGGCGCAGGTGCTTGACTGCCTGAAATACATTGCAGGCACGACACCGCCCACGGCAAGCGCAGGGAAATAAAAAACGGGTTCAGCCCCGGCAAAAGCGCTGAACCCTTTTTCACCCCTCGCAAGGGTGGCCGCTCCTGTCAGCGGCTACCCCCATTTTATCAAAACATCCGGCCCGCTGCAAGCCCGCCGGGCCGATCTAATAAAAAATATTTTGGAGGTTTTCACCATGACTAACAACGAGATCATCATCAATCAGGCAATCGCACACGGCATTTACACCAAGGCAGAGGCGCAGGCCATCGTGGCCGCCAAGGGCTGCTTGCCCATTCACACCTTTGCAGAGTGGAAAAAGGCGGGCTACTCCGTCAAGCGCGGCGAACACGCCGCCATTACCTGCGATCTGTGGAAGTACACCGAGCGCCCCGGCAAGGCCGCCAAGGCCGCCCGCGCAGAGGCCGCCAAAGCCGGGCAGAACGGCCCCGACGCCGACGCCCCCGACCCGCATTATTACATGGCCAAGGCGCACTTGTTCACCCGCGATCAGGTCAAGCCCGCCGGGCAGGACGACGCCCCCAAGGCCAAGACCCCGGAGGAGATCGCCGCCTATAACAAAAAGCTGGCCGACGAACGCAAGGCCCGCAAGGCAGCGCAGCAGGCCGCCGCAGCTCCCACCCCTGCACAGCCCGCCGCAGAATGTGAGCAAATTTCCATGTTCTAACCCACGCAACCCGCAAGGCCGACGGCACCCGCCGCCGCTGGTGCAAGCCCAGCCGCCCCAAACGGGGCGGGCGCTCATGGGTACACAAAACCGCCCACACAAAACACAACACAAAACAGGAGGCCGCACACTATGACCACTTACACGCTTTTCCGTCTGTCTGACCGTCAAGCACAAAAAGAGCTTGCCACGCAGCGCCGCTATATGCAGCGCCACCGGGCAGAACTGGCCGACACCCGCAACCCTGACGCCCTCCGCCGCTACATGGAGTTTAACCGGCTTTCGATCATCTGCGCCAAGCGCGGCTATATGCTTTGTATCTCCGACTGACCCACACAACCCGCAAGGCCGACGGCACCCGCCGCCGCTGGTGCAAGCCCAGCCGCCCCACATGGGGCGGGCGCTCATGGGTACACAAAACCGCCCACACAAAACACAGCACAAAACAGGAGGCTTTCACAATGGCAGCAACAGAACGCAAAATCCCCGGCACCTTTGCCCCGGTTCCCGGTGGCTACTCCCAGCAGATCGGCGCAAACACGGCGCTTTTCATCCCGGATTTTTCCGTTTCCCGCTACGACCCCAGCACCGGCG